AAAGCAGAAAGTCTTAATATATCTGGAATATCAACATTAGCATCCAATGGTGGGATTACTACTACCGGAGGAAACCTATATGTAGGTGAAAATCTAGAAGTTGCTGGAACATCTAATTTTATTGGAACAGCGACTTTTAGAGGTGGCACTATAAATCTTGGTGATGCTGATAGTGATGATATTAATGTTAGCGGAGAGTTTATATCAAGTTTAGTGCCGAATGATGACGATACTTATAATCTAGGATCTCCCACACAAAGGTGGAAAAACGTCTTTACTTCTGGAATAACAACGGCTAATAATCTTTTTGTCGTTGGTGTTTCTACAATTACAAATACGTTAAATATAACAGGATTTGTAACTGTAACTGAAGGACTATATTATGATGCCGATGATTATGATGGTCCAAATGGAATAGCATATTTTGATAATACCGGTAAACTAATAAGTGCCAACAGTTCCACTACAGAAACTTTAACAACAACAAATTTAATACTTACCACAAATGATGCTGGACTGCCTAGGTGGTCTTCGGTCATAGATGGAGGAGAATTCTAATGGCTAAACCATCCACAAGACAAGGACTTATTGATTATTGTCTGAGAAAACTAGGTGCTCCTGTATTGGAAATCAATGTTGATGATGATCAAATAGATGATCTTGTTGATGATACCATACAGTACTTCAATGAGCGTCACTATGATGGCGTTGAGAAGATGTATCTCAAGTATAAGATAACGAGTGATGATGTCAGTAGAGGTAGAGCAAAAGGCACTGATGGAGTTGGTATTGTAACTACCACAGGAACTTCAACTATTGTTGGGGCAGCAACAACATTTAGTTTCTACGAAAACTCAAACTATATTCAAGTTCCAGAATCTGTTATTGGCATCGAAAGAATATTTAAATTTGACACTAGTTCTATTTCTGGTGGAATGTTCAGTATTAAGTATCAACTGTTTTTAAATGACTTATATTATTTCAACTCGGTGGAACTATTACAATATTCGATGGTTAAATCTTATCTGGAAGATATAGATTTTCTTTTGACTACTGACAAGCAGATACGTTTTAATAAAAGGCAAGACAGATTATATCTTGATATAGACTGGGGATCCCAGACAGCAAATGAATTTATAGTAATTGAATGTTATAGAGCACTTGATCCAGCATCATTCACACAAATATATAATGATAGTTTTGTTAAAAGATATTTAACTGCTCTCATAAAGAGGCAGTGGGGTCAGAATCTTATCAAATTTAATGGCGTAAAACTGCCAGGTGGAATAGAACTGAATGGTAGACAACTCTATGAAGATGCTGAAAGAGAACTTGATGATATTAAACAAAGAATGACCATGGAATATGAATTACCACCATTAGATTTTATTGGATAATTATGGCACTCAATCCTTTCTTTCTACAAGGTTCCGCTGGAGAACAGTTTTTAATACAAGACCTTATTAACGAGCAGTTAAAAATTTACGGGATTGATGTATATTATCTTCCTAGAAAATTTTTGAAGACCGATGACATTTTGAGGGAAGTTACCTCTTCTAAGTTTGATGATAATTTTATTATTGAAGCATATTTGGACAACTATGAAGGATATGCTCCTGGTTCAGATATAATGACTAAATTTGGACTGAGATTGAAGAATGAAATAAATCTGGTAATTTCTCAAGAAAGATTTCAGGAATTTATAACACCATTTTTACAAGGAATTCAATTTGGAATTGATGGGGGCAATATTACAGATTATGATTTGAAGTTGGTTTCAAGACCTAAAGAGGGGGATTTAATATATTTCCCCCTAGGAGAAAGATTATTTGAAATTAAGAGAGTAGAGGCAGAAAAACCATTCTATCAGTTAGGTAAAACTTATGTCTATGAATTGCAGTGTGAACTATTTGAGTATGAAAATGAAGATATTAACACATCCATAGATGAGATTGATAATACAGTAGTGGATGAGGGTTACATAACAACTTTAACATTAATTCCAAACACTACTAGTGCTACCGCAACCGCATCAATAGGTGGTGCTGGAATGGTTGGAAGGATTGTATTGTCTGATGATGGATATAGTTATAGCACAACACCAACGGTTTCTATTTCTGCTCCAACAAGCGGAACAACTGCCACAGCAGTTGCAATAACAACATCTGTCGGTGGTATTAAGTCTGTAAAAGAAATAAGAATAACTAACGCAGGTTCTGGATATACATCTACAAGTCCACCAACAGTTACAATAACGGGTGGTGGTGGAATAGGAGCAGCTGCAACAGCAGTTATTGTTGATAATGGAGTTCAAACTCTTTCAATCTCTACTGTTGGAAGTGGTTATTTTATAGTGCCAACTGTTACCATAAATGGACCTTCTGTTGGACAAACAGCAACTGCAGTGGCCACAATAAACTCTTCTGGAGGAGTTTCTGGTCTACAAATAACAAATGCTGGTTACGGATATACGGAAAATCCAACTGTCACAATATCTGGTGTATCTACAACTGGAATAAGCACTTATGTCGTGAATGAAACTATTACAGGATCTTTGTCAGGAACAACGGCGAGAATAAAGTCTATAACATACAGACCAGATTTGAATCCTTCAGATCCTCCGATAGAACTTCATGTTGGAATAAATACTGGACAATTCTCTGCTGGAGAAGTTATAACTGGGTCAACATCATCCGCAACCTATATACTTAAATCTTATGATAATGATAATTATGAAAATGCACGCGAAACTTATGATTTCAATGATGAAATAGAAACAGAAGCAGATTCAATATTAGACTTTACGGAAAGCAATCCATTTGGAGAATATTAATGTTAGGAACTTATTTTTATCACGAAATCGTAAGAAAAACTATTGTTAGTTTTGGCACTCTTTTTAATAATATTTACATCAGACACGAAGATAAAAATAATAACGTAGTTGATGAGACTAAGGTTGGACTATCTTATGGTCCGATGCAAAAGTTCTTAGCAAAAATAGAACAACAGGCAGATTTAAAAAAAGGAATTGCTATCACTCTTCCAAGAATGTCATTCGAAATGACATCTATACAATATGATCCTTCAAGAAAAGCAGGGGTAACTCAGACATTCAAAGCTTCTGATACTTCTGGAAATATGAAAAAAGTTTATATGCCAGTTCCATATAATATTGGATTTGAGTTAGCAATATACACAAAGTTAAGTGATGATGCTCTTCAAATTGTTGAGCAGATATTGCCATTTTTTCAACCATCATTCAATCTTACATTAGACTTAGTTGATTCTATCGGAGAAAAAAAGGATGTTCCTGTTGTTCTAGACAGTATTGATATGCAAGATGATTATGAAGGAGACTTTACAGTTAGAAGAGCACTCATATATACCCTAAGATTTACTGCAAAGACTTATCTGTTCGGTCCTATCGCAGAAACTACGGATGGTCTTATTCGTAAAGTTCAGGCAGACGTTTATGCTGGTTCAGATACTTCAACAGCAAAACGTGAAATGAGATATACTGTTACACCAAATCCTGTCAGCGCTGGTCCAGATGATGATTTTGGTTTCAGTGAGTCTTGGGAAATGTTTACTGATTCCAAATCATATAGTCCAACACAACAACAGGATATTTGATAAATTATGTCTGATAATTATGATTCTATCGATGAGGCACTCAATGTGGAAAGTAGCATTGTAAAAGCAGAAAAAGTTTCATCTGAAATTCAAAATATAAAACCGAAAGGTCCTGATATTGAAAAGGACTATGAGTATACCCGTGCCAATCTTTACTCCTTGATTGAGAAAGGTCAAGAAGCAATCAATGGAATCATGGAACTTGCTGGTGAGGGTGGAAGTCCAAGAGCATATGAAGTTGCCGGACAATTGATTAAGAGTGTTGCCGATACGACAGACAAATTGATTGATTTGCAGAAAAAACTCAAAGAAGTTGAGGACACTACGGTTAAAACAACTAACAACAATGTAACTAATAATGCAGTATTTGTTGGTTCAACCACAGAGTTACAAAAACTACTCAAACAAGGTTTTCTAAATAATAAAGAGTAATCTTCTTAAAAAAATGGTAAATGAGGAGGGACTCCGCGATTGGTTCGGAAAGTCCAAATCAAAAGATGGTAAAAAGGGTTGGGTCAATGTTGTGACAGGTGGAACCTGTGCGAGTGATGAACCTGGTGAAGGAACTCCCAAGTGTGTCTCTTCTTCAAAAAGAGCAAGTATGAGTAAGGCAGAGAGACTTTCTGCTCAAAGAAGAAAAAAGAAAGCGGATCCTAGTCAACAACAAAAGTCTGGTGCCGCAAAACCAACATATGTTTCTACAGACCCTAAAAAGAAAATGAAAAAAGAAGAAGTAGAAATTATTGAGGGATCTTCAATTCGTCAGGGTCAGACTAGTAATAAGAAAGTTTCTTATAGAGGTGCAACCTCAGACGTTAAACGTGATAAGGATGGAAATATTCCTGCTTCTCATTATAAAAAAGAGAAACCTAACATAGTTTCTATTAAAAGAAAAGATACAAGAACGGATGATCAAAAGAAAAGACATTCTGATATTGTTAGAAAATATGATAACTATAAAAAATTACAAGCAAAAATTTTCGCAAAAGATGATGCTAGAAAGATGAAAAAAGAAGAAGTAGAAGTAACAGAAGCAAAGGATAAACCAGGTAAGGGTAGTGGCAAGAAAGACGCTTGCTACAATAAAGTCAAGTCTCGTTACTCTGTTTGGCCAAGTGCATATGCTTCTGGAGCACTTGTAAAGTGTCGTAAGGTCGGTGCTGCTAACTGGGGCAATAAGTCAGAGTCTTATGATTATGATTTTTCAAATTGGAGAGATGACTTCAAGGCACTTGAAATTGAAACTGTAAATCTTATTGAACCAGATCCAATTCAAGGTGGACAACCCATTGATGAGAAGTGTTGGGTTGGTTATACTCAAAAGGGAATGAAGAAG